AACGTTTCCTTTTTCATCACTTTGCTCCTTCTTATTTAGCAGGTTAGAGATTTCCTGAATTACTGTTTGATAGGCATTTGCCTGTCCTTGCATATACTTGTATTTCTCCATGCTGTCAACTGTTCCAGATATCATTGAATCACCTATTCCTTGATATTGGTCTCTTATAAATTTTTGAAGTTTACTTATAAATGTTACTGCGTCCATGTCTTTCCTTTCGTTGTTATATTAACAATTCCACTTACGTAGAGATTTATTAATCCTTGAGTTAGGGTCTCTTGCAGTTTTTGCAGAGGTTAATTTACTTTTCATACCTTTCATTCTGGCACAAAAAGACTTCCTTCTATTAGCAGATTTTGAACCAGGTTTCAACTTACTTGGTTTTGTTGTTACTGCCATTGATAATTTAGAACCAGGATTCGCGGCTCTATAAGAAGCAATACCTTTTCTATTTAATCCACCTGCTGGATTTTTACCTTCTTTACGTTGCCATGCTGGAGTTGATCCAGATGCTAACATTGCTCTACCTTGTCCACGTAATGAAATATCACCCATTAATACATTTTAGTTTTTTTAATTTTAATAACTCTTCCTTGTCCTCTACTAACTAATCCACCTTCTTTATAATATTCAACTGGATTATATTCTCTTGTTGAATCTTCTGGATGTAAAGAATTAAGATATTCAAATTGTCTTTCCTTTTCAAGTTCCTTTTTGTAAAGTCTATCCATTTCTTCTTCAGATTTTTTAAATTGAGTTTGTCTTGCTCGTTCTTGTTTATAATATTTATCTCCGCTCATGCTAATCCTCCAGCTCTCATATCTTTTCTTCCAGCAAATGTTTTAACATTAGTTGGTTTAGGTCCAGTATTACCTGCTGCTCTTTTTCTTGCAACCGCTGAACGTCTTTGACCTTCTGACATTGATCTAGCTTTTGCTAATGGTACACATTTTGGATAACCTTTTCTTTTTTCTCCTTTAGATCTTCCACAAGGAGCATAAGACCCATCTTTTCTTTTAGATCCAATATCTACCCATTTCTCTTGAACCCATTTTCTAAGACCATTTGCCATATTAATATTTTTTTGTAACTTTTCTTCTATCTTCCATTACACCGCCGCAACCTTTTGCAACACCACCTTGTTTATAATTAGATACCATTTTTCTTTGTTGTGAAATACTTCCTCCATGCATTTTCTTTTTACGTCCGCCTGGAACTATTTTACCAGAACAAACTGCGCTCGCATACATGTTTGCGTACGCGCTAGGATACACTGCAAATTTTGCTTTTGCTGCTGCTTTTCCTCTTGGGCAAAGTTTAGCCATTAATAACCTCTTAGTGCAATTTTAGGTATTCCTTTTATAAGACCACCTTTAGCTTTTTTAACCATTTTTCCAGACATAATTTCCTTATATCCTTTTTTTTCAAGTTTAGTTTCTTTTGCTTCTTTTTTCTTAGATTCTTTTCCTTCATGAGCCATTGATTCATCTTTTGGTTTCTTTTTTATTAAACCACCTTTGGCTTTTTCTGGTTTTGGTTCTACGGGTGGTTCTATAGGAACAACAATATCATCCTCTGTATTTCCAGTTCCAAGGTCTTCAGCAAGATCTATAAAATCTTGTCTTGTTCCACCTTTTTTAGCTAGATCAATGAATTGTTTTCTTTTAGATTTACCCATTAGAAATTTATTTTTTATTTTTTATTTTTTTTTCATATCAGAGTTTTTCATCTTTTTTCCGTTTGGCATTTTGTGCATTCCTTTTTTAATCATACCACCTTTTGCCATTTTTTCAGAAGTTTCCATTTTAGCATATTCTTTAGGAGACATTTTTCCAGATGCTATTTTTTTAGCTATTTTTGCAGCTCCTTTTTCTTCGCCTTTATGTTTTTCTGATTTTTCACCTTTAACAAATTGTTTAGGTGAAATTTTTTTAAAAGCAACTGCTTTAGCTTCTCCTAATTCTTCACCATAAGTTTCTCCTCCTTTAAATAAAGAACCACCTTTAGCCATTCCAACTCTAGCTAATCCAAATCCTCTTTTAGCAATACCTAGTCCAGCCATTATTTTTTACCTTTTTTAATCATGCCACCTTTTTTCTTAATAACACCTCTACCTTTTAAAACATCTTTAAAAGTTACTTTACCATCACCAGTTAAATCTGGAAATGCTTTACCACCTTTTTTCATTTTCTTATTGTTGTACAGTTCTTTATCAATCATCATTTCACCCTCTTGCATTTTCTTTTTACTCATACCACCTTTAGCAAATTCAGCTCCCATTCCTCTCTCAGCTATTCCGCCACCTTTAAATGCTGCGCCTAATCCTCTAAGAGCAATACCGCCGCCTTTGAATGCTGGTCTTGGTCTTATTTTATAATCATTTCTCATTTTTATTCCTTTGTTATTGTTTTATTAGCCATCGTGCGTGCGATAGATTCACCGGATCGTCCTACTACATATCCTCCAAGACCAATTTGCAATAAAGTCCAAACGTCTCCTGGAAGTTCAAATGTAATAACCGTTCCTATCATTAATTTTATAACTGGTCCAAGAATATAATTCCAGACTAATATAAAAATTAATACATACATTAAAAGTGGTCTCCAACTTGCTGTAAACCAACCTGCTTTGGCTTCAGCTTCTACTATAGATGCTGCCGCTTTTAATTCTTCTGTACTAGATTGTAATAATTGTTGATTAAGTTGAGCTTTTAATTTTTCTTGAAGATCTTTATCAGGAACTGCTTTTTCAATTGTGTTAAATAAAATTTTAGCTAATGGAGCAATTGCACCTAACATTGGAAACATGGTTTAATACCACTTAGCTTTACGTCTTTTTTCTGGAATTACTTTTTCTTGACCTTGAATATATTGTTCTTGTGTTTCTGTTGGATTAGTCATTTCAATATCAACTCCACCGTTTAAATAACCATCTGAGTTTGTAAAATCAGAGTGATTAACAAATTGACCTTTATGTTTACCTATAAAATCTCTTTTAACTACCATTGAAGTACCATCTTCAACTAAACCACCTTTAGCGTAACCTTTTTTAGACATCCCTGCTTCAGATAATGCGATAGCAATTGCTTGTTTAGGATTTTTTACTTTTTTAGAAGATTGACCAATGTTAAGTTCACCTTTTTTGAACTCTCTCATTACTTTACCTATTTTATTTTGTTTTAAATTCATTTTCATAGCCATATGTATACTCCTTTTGTGTTATTTAACAATATTTATTGTATTTTCTTATTCATATCAGAAAACTGTTGTTTTGCAATTGAAGTTGCAGCCCTTAATTCAGCTAAGTTTTCATTTTGCTGTAGTTTTTCTTGGTTATTTGATTGATTCATCATAGCTTTCATCTTATCTAAATTAATTCTTTGCTCACCTTCTTGTTTTTTTCTATAATTTTCTTGAGCCTGTAGATCTAACTCTCTTGCTTTTAATGCAGCGATAGGATCATTATCAAATTGTGATGTAATTTTCTTTTCTTCTTTTAAAAACTCATCCATCATCTCAGCAATTAGGATTGCTTTTCTAGATTCTAACTTCATTTGGAATTCTTGAACCTGTGCTTGTACTTGTGGATTTTGTAAAGCTTGTGGATTTTGAGACATCATTTGTATTTGTTGTAACTCTTGTGAAAATTCTAACTCAACTTGTTCTAAAGCCATTAAAGAAATATGTTCAAACATATTTTTTTCTAATGAACCTATTATCATAGGATTATTTTTTGCAATGTTAGTAGACATAAAACTTAAATGAGAAGTTATATGTGCTCTATGATCCTGTCCTCTAAATGCTTGAAAAGGTTGTCCACCCAATGAATCAATATGTTCTAATGCTGGATCTTTAGGCATTGGTTTTGCAGGTTGTATTAAAATTTTATCAATATCTTTTACACCTAATGCTTCATACATCTTTCTATAAATTTCATATAAGTTATGAATTTGTGGATTAGATTGAGCAAGTTGTAATTCAGTTTGTGCTAAACTAATTCTTTGTGTTTGAGAAAATATATTTGGATCAGCAACTGGAACGATATCTATTCTATCATCAAAGTCTGCTTGTTTAATATTTTTTTGTCCACCAACAACATCATAAGGATATTCTTCAGGTAGATATAATTTAAATACTCTAGATAATAATTTGAATTCTAATTTTAATGCTGCATAAATTCTTTTATGAATAGCAGACATTGTTCTACTTCCTCTTTCAAGTAAAGCTACAGTTGTACCAACAGCTGCTTGTTGATTACCATCACCTACTTGTATATCAGCAATAGAAGCAAATCTTTGACCTGCTTGAACAACAACTCCCATTAAAGTTAATAAAGTTTGCGAAGGTTCTTTATATGGTAAAGTCATAAATGCATCTCTAAGGTTTCCACCTGGAGCATCTACATCTCTCCATTCACCTGGCTGAATAGATTGAGCATCATCTCTAATTCTAATACCGCGCATTTTAAATCCTGCTGGTAAATTTGATAAAGTTCCCGCATCAATTAATTGTCTTAATGCAGAAGTTGCAGTTCTAGATAATCCACCAATCATGTGAATTAATCCAAAGCCATAAAAACCAAGTCCTGGTAAAAATTTAAAATGTATAAAATATTGAATTTTATTTTTTTTAGGATCAGCTATTTCGTAATTTCTACGAATAGATAGAATTTCACGAGAGCCTTCTTCTATCGTCACGATATAAGGAAGTTTAATTCCAGTCATTTCCCCATTGGGATCACGATCTTCAAAGCCCTCGAGATCTAAGTTTACATGACATTCAATTAAAGTAAAGATATCTTCGTAACCAGATTTATTTACACCTTCAATTTCTCGTTCTTTTGATTTTACATCATCTGTTTGTGTTGTTGAATCATCGCTTGGTAATAAATCTAAATCTCTATAAAAACCACCTACTTGTTGTTTTCTTAATTCATTTGCAGATATTTTAATTGTATGCATTATTGCTTCAGCATCATCTAATGATGTTGCTGAATATGGAACTACTAAATCTTCTGCCGGTACAAATTTAGATACCGCTCTTCCAAGTATATCATCATAATAAACTTTTTTAAAAGTAGATCCTGATAATGGTAAATAAAATAACATTTGATCAAATTCTGGTTCATATTCTTTCATAACATCCATAATTTGATAATTCATAAAATCTCTAACTCTTATTGCTTGATCTTCTTTTTCTCTAGAAGAGTTTCCAATTATTTGAGTTCGTACAGGTCCATCAGATGGTAATAATTCTTTATAAGCTAATGCTTGAAATTGTGTAACTGCTTCTGCAAGTACAGGATGTGTTGCACCTGATGCGCCTTGGAAAGGTTCTGTTCTTTCATCATATTTAAATCCAAGTAAATCTAAACCTTGTGTATATGTTTGTTCCCAATCTTGACGTGATGTTTTATAATCTAAAAAGTTTTGATAAAGTTCTGAACCTAATTGTCCTAAAATATCTTCTGGTAATAACTCTGCTAAGTTGTCAAAGTGATTTACACTTTCACCTTTACTAAAGGCACCTGGGTCAAAATTAATTTCAACTCCACCATCTGCTGTTGGTGTAATTTCAGTATTCTCTGTACTTGGAATAG